ATTTCTTCATCGAACTCAAATTCCATTGCCTTCTTCTCCCTCGCCCTTCCCTATCGGCAGGCGGCGCCGGCTGAGATCATCGCCTCTCAGCGGGGCTGAATCGCTTTATTTCAGGTCAGCGTTGACCGTTTGGTACGGTGTTGTGACCGGCCAGGATGCCCTTGGAATCCTTTCCGCTATTTTTTCTGCCAGCTCGAACAGCATTTGAATGAATCTATGGTCATCCACAAAATCGCCGCGTTTCCGCATGTCAAAAAGGACCTGCATGCACTTCTCTGGATCCGCAATCGTTACCTCTGCTTTTTTCAGGGCATTGTTCAAAGAAGTTCTCGCTGACTCAACAAGCCAGTTCCAGTCGGTTGAGTAGCCAGGCAATACCGAATGCCCGCACTCGTCGCATTTCAGCACGTCGATAAGCTCCACGTCCCTGATCCCCCTGATGGTCTCCAGCGGGCGGTATTCGTCACTGCAAAGATCATGGCCTATCGCCTTCCCCATCCGCATGGTGCCGTGGCACTGTCGCCGTGGACATTTCATCCTTCAAACTCCTGCGTCTCAATCCCCTGATTTGCCCCCACCGCTGCGCCGTCAGGCACTGGGACCGGCGCCGGCGTGGTCGGATTGGTGTTTGCCCCGGGAGCGCCATAGTCGATTGACGCCGCCGGCGTCGGACCGCCGCTGTATTCCGGCACGATGGGCGGCTGATCGTGGTCCACGTACCCGGCCGACCGGAGCAGCCTGTCTGCCAGACCTGCCGTCGCCGGCGTCTGCTCGATCACCCCGGCCGTCTGGATCGCCGAATACTGCGCGTCAACCGCCGAATTGGTAGCATCGGCCTCCGCCTTCCTGGCCTGGGCCCGTTTCAGCTCGGCACTCGCCCGTTTCTCTTCGGCCGTCGCGTCGTCCAGCTCGCTGCTGCCTTGGGACTCGGCAATGGCCTGCATCTCATCGGCAATCTCGTGCTTCTTGGCTATCGTACTGGCCAGGAGCAGATGACGCGGCGGGATGGCGACACCCTTCTCCAAGAGGGTCACAAGCTGGTCAAACTGGTTCTGCTCGAACGTGGCGTGGGTCGGCGTATCGGACACAACCACGTCATAGCGGCCGATGGTCACGTCGTTGAGGATGCCGCCGGTTTCGTCCACCTGGTTGATGACGATCTCTTCCTTGAGCTTGTTGGTCACCGGGTCCACGATCCGGACAACCCGCTCCTCGGTGTAGAATCCCTGCACCAGCTCCAGAATCTTCCGGGCGGCCATGCGCCGGGTCAGGGCCAGGTTGTCGAACGGCCGGCCCATCTGCATTTCGCCCTGGTACTGCTTGCTCTGGATGGCGACGCCGGACACTTCCGGCCCCTTCTGTCCCTGCAGCGCGTCGGACATGCCGGAAATGGTCTTGATGGCGAACTCGGCCCGGTCGGTCAGCAGCTCCGCGCCCCTGGGCGGATCGGACGGCCGGCGCTTCTCCGGCCTGGTCGAGCCCTTCTTGTAGACGATGACCAGGCCGTTGCGGTTGCCGTACTTCTCCAGGTCCTCCGGCTCCATGTTGGCCAGGCTGCCCTCTTCCACGTCGTAGCCGGAATTGCTGACCGTGTTCTGGATCTCCAGGGTGTTGGTGATGGACTTGTTCTCCAGCTCCTGCGGGGAGCGGAGGTTGTCCACCATGCCCCGGGTCCGGCCCCGGCGGAATATCGGGAAGTAGGGAATGATCGTAAACGTCCGGTACGGGCTCCAGGCGTCGAACAACACCGTCCGGCCGCAAGTCACGGTCCAGCGCACCCGCTTGACGTTGACGCGTGACCGGACACCGTTTTCCAGTGCCCTGGCGATCTGGGCATCCGTCATGCCGGCAATCGGCTTGACCTCGCCGGTGTAGTAGACGACCACGTCCTCCAGGTTGCGCTGCCAGTATTGCCGGTCGAGGACCATGTACCGCCGCGTCCTGGTGCGCTCTTCCTCCTCCACCCATCCCTGGTACAGTCCCTCGCCGTCGGCGTCGTCGCCGAAATGGGGCCGGTCCATGTATTGGTCCGTGTCGAAATACAGGTCAGCCGCCTGCCCCAGCTCCCGGGCCTTGTCCTCGCCGTAGCGGCCTGCAATCTCGTCGTAGGTCAACCAGTTGATCACCACCACGTCGGCCCAGCCAGCCGGATCGTAGCTCTTGGCATCCGGGTCCGGCTGCACGTCGAGCGGGTCCAGAACCTCGCAGACGATTTCCCCCTGGAAGTTGTTCTCGAATGAGACGCGGAAATCGAGGAAACCCCGCTGCTCGATGACTCCGTCCTCAAACTGCATGGACTCCTTCCAGTGGTACTCAATCTGGTCGCACACCTGCATGACCACCTTGGACATGACCTCGGCCGTCTGCTCGTCGGCGCCTTCGCCCCGCGGCTGAAAAGCAATGTCCACCCGGGAGTGCAACTGCATCCCCAGGGCGGTATGAACTGCCGGCATGACGTGGTTGAGCTCGATCATCGGCCGCTTCGCCGCTTCCATGGCCTGCCGGTCCGTTTCCGACCACTGCAGGCCGCCGCCCAGGTAAAAATCCTCGTTGCGCCTGGCCGTGGCAATGTAGGCATCATGGCCGGCAGTCTTGCCGTACTCGTAGCGCTCCCAGTTCAGCCGGGCCAGCCTGCCGTCGTCGTCCCTACTGCCTTTCTTCTCTGACGTGGTTAATGCTTTCTCGGCCATGATTTACACCGTCATGTGTGAGCCAGCGCCGGAGTACCGGTCGTGCCCGATCCTCCGTCTCAGTTTGTCCTGCCAGGATTCCTTTTTCTCCCGCTTGCGGACCTGCGGGAACTGCGCCGCCAGGTCCTGATCGAGGATCCGCGCAAGGCCGTCGAGCAGATCGTCGTGCGCTCCGACCGGAAACGGCAGGTACTCCTCGTCGATGAACCGATGCACCAGGTTGTGCCGTTTGCCCTCGTAATCCGTCCGCCACAGGGACCGCGGCAGCCATATCCTCCCTTGCTCGAACTTGGGAACCAGCCGGCGGATGCGGTCCGGCTTCGGGGTGCTGCCGCCCAGGGGCGTGACGTTGAACCGATAACCGATTCGGTCCATCTCCGATTCGATGTGCTGGATGTCGGCCTGCATGCCGTAGTGCTCGTAGCCGACGCCCAGGGGCAGGTACTCCCGGTGCAGCTCGAACAGCCTTTCCGTCCGTTCCGTCAGGTTCAGCCGGTCGTACACCATGTCGTAAACGTAGTAATTGCGGTCCGGGCCCAGCCCGAGAACCCACATTGCCGTATGGTCCGACTCCTTCTTCTTTTCGTTGGCCGGATCCACCAGGATGTAAAAGTTGACCGTCGCCGGGTCCGGCTCGGTGTCGTAATGTTGCAGCCACTCCAGCTTGAACCCCTGCACCTGGTCGGCCCGGGGATCCTGAAGCATTTGACAACCAAACACATAGACGCCCATGTCCCGCCGCTTCTCGGCCAGGGCCTCCTGAGAAAGAAAAACCGGCTTGCCGTCTGCCTTGCCGTTGTCCGTCGCCGGGTGCAATCGTTTGATCGCCGATCCCCGCTCCATGATCACTTTGTAGGTATCGTTGAAGTGATACCTGGTGCCGATGTACCGTTTCCGGCCCCCGTCTGCGCCCAGATTCAGGGATAGTTCCCACGCCTCGGTGGTCTTCTTGATCTGCTCGGTCGTGGTGACCGACTCCCTGGTGACAACGTCGTCGTAGATGAGCAGCTTGAAATGCTTGGAGGTCGGCTGGCCGTCGACCAGGCCCCACCCCTCGACCGTCGCCTCCTTCGGGTTTGAGGCACGTTTGACCGTGATCCCGTTCTCTTCGGACCAGTTCGGCGCTTCTTTCTTGGGGTTGGCGTAAAGGATGTCGGGAAACAGGTATTTGAGCCGTTCGTTGATCTCCAGCTCGTATTTGATCTGCCGGAGGAAGCCCCGGGCGATTGACTTGGTATGGGAGAATATGCCGATGGTTACCTCCACCCCTCCCCATTCCGGCAACGGGTCTTTGCCATGGCTTGCCAGGATGTCCTGAATAGACTTGCCGAACGTGATAATGGTCGATTTGTAATGTTCCCGCGCCCACAGGTCCAGCCGGCCGTCCGGATCGGCCTGCACCTCCTCGCAGCGCTCGAATAGCCAGTCCCGGTCAATGTCAACCCGGCCGCAGGCCCTGGTCAACAGATAAAACAGGTCGGTCCGGCACAGTTGCCGCTGCAGGGCAATAACCTGCCCTTCGCCCAGGGATATGGCCTGCGCATGCAGCTCGTCGTAAAACTTTGTTCGCTCGATCCTGTTCATTTTCGACTTTTGGCGAAATCAATCATGGCCTGCAGGAGCGGATTCAGCGCCTCCAGGTTGGGCCTGCGCTGGTCATTGTCCTCCTTGAACAGGCCCAAGTTCTTGCTCAGTGCATCCAGGGCGTTGGTCTTCGGCCACAGCTTCAGCTCAATGATGTCCGCCGGCGGCTCGTCCCCCTGGGTCGGTTCCTGCCTGATCTTGACCGCGGCCACCGCCGCGCTGACACTGTCCGGCCATTGGGATACCGGGAGCAGGCCGCCGTTCTCGTTGAGCAGCTGCCGGATGTCCGAAAACCCGATAGCTGCCCACTCCTTCAGCACCTTGTCCGGTGACAGGTCGTTCTCCCTGATGTACTGCGCCTGCAGCTCCTTGATCCTTGCAGTGATCTTGGAGTTATCGAGTAACTGCTTTGCCGCACGATTCACCGTCTCCGGCTTCATCTTGCTACAGTCATACGCGGCCCTGTACGCTTCGCTGGCGTTGCCGGTCTTGATGTAGGCCTGGCAGAATCGTTCCTGCTTGGGTGTCAGGTTTGCCATCTCTGGAATTCCATTGATGAATCGGCCCTGATCGTTGCCAGCAACCTGCCCTCTGGCGGGTCGTCCGGCGACGCTGGACGTTTGCCGGAATAAATCCGGATACAATCCCTCACCCCGACCTCACCACGGATCAGCGGGTTGTTCTTGACCATGGATTCCGGAGGGATCACCGCCGCAAACTTCACGGGCCTGGTCATCTTGTCGACCAGGCAGCCAGGCGCAAGGCCGGCTGCAGCCAATCCTATGCCCATCTTTTTCAGAAAGTCTCGTCGACTTATCATTCGTCCACCATCGGCCAAAAAAAAAGCCCGGTCGTCCCATCTCTGGAAACAACCGGGCTTAGCTTTGTCCGCGCAATCACGCGGCAACTCTGAGCAACCGTCACAAATTATTCGATTAATTTAATTATCAAAGTTTCTTTTCCGTTTGTCAAGATTTTCGGTACTCCGGCTACTGCTCGTCTTGTCCGGACCACACCCTTTATTTTCCGTCCAGGAAAATACCGGAATTTCAATGTATTGACGGCCTGCTTCGACGCGTAACTCCAATTGATTATTTATCTTTCCGGAAAAAGGCATTATGTTGTACAGTTCAAATCAAACCTTGGTCCGCAGACGATGAATAAAGGAAGAATGCTCATGATGAAAAACACGAAAAAAGTCCCCCTGGAGGTGGAAGTTTTTGACCTGCTCCAGCAAAGTGCTATGATGACAGCCAGGGAGGTGTACCGTTTTTTGTTGCCGCACAAGTTGACTGTCAGCCAGTTTGGGACACTGCAGGCCCTCTACAGGCATGGTCCTCTGTGCCAGAGGGATATCAGCGATCAGATCATCAAGACCACCGGCAACATGACCACCGTGATCGACAACCTGGAAAAACGGTCCCTGGTGCGCCGCCTCCCCCGTGACAGCAAGGACCGCCGCTACAACACCATCGAGCTGACCCTGGAAGGAAAAGAACTGATCAAAAAAATTTTGCCCCAGCAGACCAGGGCGATAAAACAGGTGATGGGAAAGCTGACCGCGAAAGATCTGGAGCACCTGAAAACAATCAGCATGATTTTCTGCATAAGTTCATAAAATTAAAAATAAAAATATATTTTTTCCCGAAGGCCTACATAATCCTGGTTTTTCTGTCTTGCATGTGACATAATGTCAAAAAGTATCCCGTGGAGCGATGATATGCATGACATGGAATTTGCGAGACTACGTGAAATGACAGGGCTTTCGATTGAAAAACTTTCTTCGGAACTTGGATTCTCCAGCCGTACCTTGTACAGGTGGGAAAAAGGCGAAGCGAAACCGCGTCTCGCAGCCCTTCAGGTGATGAGAAAAATAGTTCAGGAAAAGAATGCCGCGCCCGATAAATGGAACTTTACCTTTATTGATCTGTTTGCAGGGATAGGCGGTATGAGAAAGGGGTTTGAATCTGTTGGAGGAAAATGCGTTTTTACCAGTGAGCGGGACAGATATTGTACGCAGACCTACGCAGCCAATTTTATCTGTGAGGAAGAAATTGCAGGGGACATTACCAGAATTTCCGAGAATGAAATTCCGCAACACGATGTTCTTTTGGCGGGATTTCCTTGCCAGCCCTTTTCAATAGCCGGTGTTTCAAAGAAAAATTCCCTGAACAGGCCGCACGGTTTCATGTGTGAGGCACAGGGAACACTTTTCTTTGACGTTGCCCGTATCATTGCCGCCCACACCCCAAAGGCTTTTTTGCTGGAAAATGTCAAGAACCTCATGAACCATGACAAGGGCAGGACATTCAAGGTGATTTACAAGATCCTGACTGAGGAGCTAAAATACAATGTTCAGTACAAGGTTATAGATGCCAGATCATGGGTCCCCCAGCACAGGGAAAGAATCTTTATTGTCGGGTTCAGGGACGTGAACGGATTCAGCCTTGATGAAATATCAATACCTGATCCCCTGAAAGGACCCAAGCTTTCAAGCATTCTGCATCCAGAGGACGGATCCGAAGAGATAACAGGGCAAAACCAGAAATTCATTTATGGGCCGGAAGGAAAGGTACTGGACAAATATACCTTGTCCGACAAGTTGTGGAATTATCTCCAGACCTATGCAGAAAAACATAAAAGGAAAGGAAACGGTTTCGGTTTTGGCCTTGTAGGGCCGGAAGATATCGCCAGAACCCTTTCTGCAAGGTATTACAAGGACGGTTCAGAAATTCTCGTCAGGCAGAGAGGGAAAAATCCACGACGCCTGACACCTCTCGAGTGTTCGCGACTGATGGGGTTCAACAGAAAGGGTTTCAACAACTTTCAAATCCCGGTTACTGATACCCAAGCCTACAAGCAGTTTGGCAATGCTGTTGTTGTTCCCGTCGTTGAGGCCATTGCAAGACACATGGCCCCGTGGATTGTGAATAATACTGTGCCAGTTTATAGCGACACACATTTGAAGGCGTTCTCGGCCATTGGTTGATATTGTAACTCCTGACAAACGAAGCCGGATGATGTCCGGCATCAAGGCAAAGGATACAAAACCGGAACTCATCATCCGCAAGGGCCTGCACGCCAGAGGATTCAGGTACAGGCTGCACGACAAGAGGCTTCCTGGCAAACCCGATCTGGTATTCCCAAAATTCAAGGCGGTTATTTTTGTCCATGGTTGCTTTTGGCATGGACATGACTGCCATCTTTTCAAATGGCCTTCATCCCGCTCCGAGTTCTGGCGGAACAAAATTACCCGGAACAGGGAGAAGGACAGTTCTGTTGCCGAAGAGTTGCATAATAGCGGGTGGAGAATACTTGTAATATGGGAATGTGCCATAAAGGGAAAAACCAGGATGAAACTTGACAAAATATTGTCCCGGGTTTCAGGCTGGCTTCTGGGGGAAACTTGCGATTACCAGATCAGGGGGTTCGATGATGAGTGATTTGGTTGACTGGCTCGTTGAAGTCAGTGGCGGGGATTTTGTATGGTATGTAAAAAGGTTGTCAGGCAACGACACCCTTGCAACTGGTGGGCACCAGGCCGGTCCCTACATCCCGAAAGAATTCCTCTTCAGAATTTTTCCTTCCCTGAATACCACAGCCAGGCTGAATCCTGATATATGGCTCGATCTCTATATTGATTCCCATGATGATTCGAGAAAAATAAGAGCAATTTATTACAACAACAAATTTCATGGAGGAACAAGGAACGAAGCAAGACTCACTAATTTCGGGGGTGCCTCTTCGCCTCTACTTGACCCCGATAGTACCGGGGCGCTGACAGTATTTGCCTTTGCGCTGGACAGCCATCGCGCAGGAAGGGAATGCCGTGTCTGGGTGTGTCGAAATGCAACTGAAGAGGATATGGTTGAAGAAAGAATCGGTCCTGTTGAGCCTGGAAAATTCACATTCTGGTCACCCGATAGTGGCGACCTTCCAGTGGAAGATATTGCCAGTGAAAAAAGAGACAACTGCTGGCTTGAAGAATCTGAAATCCCGTCATCATGGCTTGAAAGATTTCCATCAGGCATTGAAATAATCAGGAAAACCATTGAGATTCTTCCATGCAATAGCCTTGAATCAGACAACCGTCTCGTTATACGAAGGGAATGCGAGTACAAGATTTTCAAAAGTGTCGAAGAAATAATTGAACTGCCCAACATAAGGCATGGGTTCAAGAGTATTGAAGATTTTATCTCAAGGGCTCACACAATTCTTCAGCGCAGAAAAGCAAGATCAGGTCGCTCTCTGGAACTGCATACCAGGGAAATATTTATTGAGGAAGGTCTTGTTGAAAACAGGGATTTCTCACACCAGCCGGAATCAGAAACAGGAAAGAAGCCTGATTTTATCTTTCCCTCGGAATCAGCGTACAAGAATCCTTCCTTTCCATCGGATAAATTGAGGATGCTTGCCGTCAAGACAACATGCAAAGACCGCTGGCGGCAGATTCTCAATGAAGCAGATCGTATTGAGAAAAAACATCTTTTGACATTGCAGGAAGGAATATCAGAAGCACAATTCAGAGAAATGTTAACCGGGGGAGTTCAGTTAATAGTTCCTTCACCCCTGGTTCGTCTTTATCCAGATAGAATTCAGCACAATTTGCAAACACTTGAAAGTTTCATAGGAGAAGTCAGTTTACTGCAAAGATAAGCAAGGGAAAAAAGGAAACAAAATAATTACTGACTCTTTACGGCTAATACTTTGTTTTTATTGAATCATAAAAAAAGGCCTGAACCCGTTTTATGCCCTCAGGCCAACCGGATAGCATAATTTTCAAAATGATATCCGGATATGGATAATAACTTGTTGAACTAAACCGCTACGCGGTAACAAGGCCATAGGTCTTGAAAAAAGCCGGCGATCCCAGGGATTGCCGGCTTTTTTTTTCATCATCGCATCTCTTCGGGATACTCTTTTGGTAAGGCATGTTTCATCAACCCTTACCAACGGAGGATTGCCATGACGGATTTGCGAAGAAGGATGCTGGAAGACATGCAACTGCACGGGTATGCGGAGCGGACCCGGAAAAGCTACGCCAATGCCGTCGGAGGTCTGGCCAGGCATTACGGTCGCCCACCTGATCTTTCAGGCGGATCACCAAAAAAATAATCCTTTTAAATTTTTCTGTTCATCAATGACAGTCAGTGGTTAGAATATGGAAATGGGATTCATTACATCAGCCATTGGGCTGCTTTTCATCTTAGCAGCCATTGAGGCTGCCCTTACCGGCGCACCTTGGTGGTATGCACCTGTCTTCCTTCTCGCCGGCATAAGCTTTGCCGCTCACGGATTGAAAAGTATTATACTGTTTTTTCACCGCCTCCTGTCTGGTCCCTCAGGATCATGAACGAAAAAGGCACCCCAAACAAATTCAGATATTTCACAGCCTCCCATTTTCGGAAGATGTCATGTCATTTTCCTCCTGATTCACGGTACGGAAACATGATAATCCTGCTCCCCCTGGGTCCGCAGCCGGTCGTCCCTCCGGATCACCGTCCCTGGATTGTTCCGGAGGATCTCGTCGGTCGCGTGGGTGAACCCGCCCTCGTTGAAATTCATCCTGATCACGCCCTGGCCGTTGAGCTTTGAGGCCATGGCGTGATTGAAATGCCAGTTGACCAGGTTGATCACCTCCTGCCGGCTGGCCTCCCTGGCCGCGATCCTCTCTCTCTTCCCCATTCTCTCTCCTTTGTTTGAGATTATTTCATCCAGCCTGCAGGTGGAAATGATCAATAGTAAACGTCGTGCCAGCCTGGAAGGTGTTGTGGGCCACGCACATATTCAAGTCGCAGTTCGACCACCCTACCGTGCCGTCGAAAAAATACAAACCATTGGGCGAGGTCAGCCGGAACCATCCGGCTATCCCCGTTTCAATAATTTCGGCCCAGACCGGATTAGCCAGGACAAGCATCGGCTGCCCGTATTCATCCTCGCGCTCGACAAACTCCAGCCCCCTCAACACGACCAGCGCCTTGTGCGGTGGGAATCTCGAAGGGATCTTCGGCTTTTCTCCCTCATAAATTACCAACGTCGCCCCTTTGGCCATGACCTTAGGCAGCAGCTTGTCGCCCTTGAACAGCTGCATCGGGATAATGGCCGACGCGGCGGCCGCGCCCATACCTTTGAGAAATGTTCGCCTGGTGATCATCTGAGCCCCCTTGTCTCTCTTTTCGCATACGGAATCATTGCCTTGCAGAGGGCCGCAAACAGATGGTGCGGCGCCTGCAGATCGGGCGGCAGCTGGTTGAACGGAATCATGGCCGGATGCCTTTTCTCCTTGAAGCTTCTCTCGTCCCCGTACTGGTATCCCTTCGCCTCCATGTACTTGCGCCAGTGTTCATGACTGTCGGCCGCAGTCGCGTTGGGATTTTCGGCGTGGAATTTCACCCCGTCAACGACCTGCTCACGCTTGCTGTTTTCCACGGCCGGCCATGGCGGCGCCGGCAGCTCGCCGATGATGTCCAGATAGTTCCGGTATGCCTCCCAGGCGATCAGGGCCACGTGATACAGGTTCATTCTGCCGATGTTGCCTCTTCTCCCCATAAATCTTTCTCCTACTCTTCCTCGGCCCATTGCGTGAGCCGCTCCGTCGCCTCCTCGAAGGTGATCTCCCCGCTGGTCGCCTGCCTGATTATCGCCATCCTCTGCCTGTCCTTCTCGATTTCCTCCGGCAACAGGTCATGCCGTGAGGTCGTTTCGTCGAGCATCAGGCAATGCGGCGGCCTGTTCTCTTCGATGACGGCATGATAGGCTGCAAAAATGTCAGCCACCTTCGGAAAGTACCGGCACCTCCGGCGAACCATCCGCATCGTCGCGTCAAACAGGTTGGGCTCGATCACGTCAACAAGGTCCTCATGGTACTGCCGCGCAATGTATTCCAGCTCATCCGGGGTGTAGCCGGCCTCCCGGAACAGTATGCTCCAGCTGGCGACTGTTTCCCGGACCTGATCCAGGGTTATTCCGTTTTTCATTCAGCATCCTCGCAATCTGCTGGTTCATCAGGCTCTGCGCTTCCTTCATCGTCCGCGGCCGCGGCCGGCTATCGCCGCCCTTCCAGTTCTCGTACTTGCCTTCCAGAACCTTGATGAAATTCTGCGGCCGCACCAGCCATTCAAGGTCGGCCTGAAAGGGCTTACGTCCATCGGCGGGAGGAGATTTTCCTGTAAGGAAGTCGGACTCCTTCACCATCCGGAAAAAAACCGTCCACCATTCGAGCGTCTGCCGCTCGGGATCCTCTCGCCAACGCGCCCGGAGATACTCCTGCCGGGTCCCGTTCCATGCCTTCACCCTCCTGAGCATGGGCAGTTCCTGGTGATACAGCTCGATGATCTTCTGGTGTGGACACAAATCCGCAGGCACAGATTCCTCTGTGCCGCTATGTTTACCGTCAGGTAAACTCTCCTCTACTCTACTCTCCTCTACTCTCCTCTCCTCTCCTCTCTCTTCCGCGCGCGTACGGATTTCCGGTGCTGGCTTTCCCCCTGTCGTTGGGTTTTCTCCCCGAAAACTCGGTTTGCAAGGAATTTCGGTTGTCCGTTTCTGGTAAACAGGTTCAAGGTTCCGGGCAAAGTTGTCCGACCAGATGATTCTTCTTTCCGTCCACAATTCCTTGTCGATGGCATCGACCGCCGCGAGCAGGTCAATGATGCTGGTCAACCTTTCGTCGTCGAGTATCAGCGCCCTTGCTTTCAGATACTCCCAGTTCAACGGGTCGGAACAGTCGTAGAAGTGACCGTCAGTACGGCCCAGAAGCTCCAGAATCTTAAACCACGTTGCGTATCCGTCGTTCTGAAAGCGCTGCTCAAGGATTGTGATCGTTCGTCCCCCGTTGCAGTCATGGGGGAAAAAATCCACCGTGTTCTTTCGTGGTCTGGTCATTGACCAACCTCCGGTACCTTTTCTTCGGTCATCTTACAGTTTTCCTCTGTAGCCATGGGCGTATGCCAACCTGTTCATCTCCTCGTGAAAGAATTCCGAGAAGAAATCGTGGTGGTACGTTTCCTTCCCTCCCGACCGGACGGCCGGGCGCAGTTCAAATGTTTTTCCCAAGGCCTTCACCCGGTCAAGGGCCGCCTGCTCCGCCTCCGGAATGAGCCGGTTGATACTTTGCTCGTAACGCTGCCGGGATAATGGGCACGATGTCATTGCTTTCTCCTCCTTACTCGTCCGCGATGTAGACCGGCACCCCGGTCAGCCCCTGTACCGCCTTTTTCATCCTTGCCACGTCGGAATTCCCGTTGCTCGCATGGAGCAGCCAGACCTCCTGCAGCCGGGACCGGTCCGTCTGTCGGAAGAATTCCAGCACGTTTTCCATGCCGAAATGATTGCGTTTAAGCCGATCTCTCAGGGAAGGATGGACGGCCCCGCTCTCGACGTTGGATGCCAGGATGTCCTCGTTGTAATTGCACTCGATCATGACATGCGTCAGGCCGAGAAACTGGGGGTTGATGTACGCCGTATCTGTCGCGAACATGAGCTTCTCCCGGCCGGATGCCAGTAGATAGCCGAACGGCTGCCGGGCGTCGTGAACCGTGCTGAACGGGACAATATCCCATGTGCCGAGGGCGAACTGCACCTTCGCCTCGACCGGGCGGATGCGATGGCCCTTTATCCTCAGCTTCTCGGCCGTGCCGGCGCTCATGAAGCAGTCAACCGCGGCCCGGACCAGATCCTTGACATACCTGGCATGGTCACCATGCTCATGGGTAACCAGGCAGCCGGCAAGCTCTGCCAGGTTGCCGACCTTCTCCCGGATCCGGGCCGGACGTGCCCCCGCCTCGATGAGCAGGGGCGTCTTGCTGTCCGTGAGGTGGTAGCAGTTGCCGGCCGACGAGCTGGCTATCGGGGTTATGGTGATCACTGCGGATCAGAATCCCGGATCCGGAGCCGCTGCAGTTTGATGCGCCGGACACTCATTCCTGGCCCTGCAGTCGTTCTCGCAGTACGAAATCTTCATCCGGTCCCCGTTCTCCGGGCAAGTGACCATTGGTTCCTCACCATCAGGCTCGTATGGATGCGTGGCCCCCGGCGTGTCTCCCGCGGTAAACCTGCTGCCCTCGTCCCTCGGCTCAACGTCGATGATCTCCCCGGTGTTGGCGTTGACGGCCACTTCCTCCCTGAACGCAGCGTCGGCCTGGTCCTCGGCATCCACGGCCTTGTAGCTGTCGGTAATCTTCCTCGGGTCGAGCGGAAGCTTCGAGGTCACCCTGTGGACCAGAGTCTTGAACCGCATTTCGACCGGAAACTTGCTCCAGAAGTCATTCGACTTGGCAGCCGATTGCGATTTCCTGAAATCAGCCTCGGAAACGGTGATCAGCTGGTTTTTCCGCGGATCGGCGTACATTATGTAGCCGAACCCTCCGACAATCTCCCCGCGGTCCCACGGGTTCTTGATCTCGAACTCGTAGCTTTCGACATCGTTCTTGAATGACCGCTTGATCGGCCTGAAATGGTCATTTTTGTAGACCAGCTCGTAGATGATGTCCACGGGCTGCTCGACTGCCGCCTGCCGGCGGTAATAGTCCCTGCCAGCGTAGCCGATCCGGAGGTCCAGGTCGTACTTCTTTTCCTTGCCGTTGAAGTACGGGATAGGATGGATGTGGTTCGGGATCAGGGCGTCCAGCCCGAGGTCGATCCTGTGGACCGCGTCAATGGCCAGCTTGTTGAGGTTGACGTTCTCCCAGGTGATCGGGGTCTGCTTGTCCTTTCCGGACGAAACGCGCTTCGCCTCCAGGGCCTTCAATGTCTCGTCGACCTTGAGGAAGAGGTTTTGGGCGAGGTGCTGCTGGTACGGGGTCAGGCTGACCTGCCTGTTCGCCATCGCTGAAAACTCGCGGATCACCATCTCGGTGAATTTCTGCGCGCTGGTCTTGACGGGGAGATTGTCCTGGTTGGTTTTCCTTGGTGCAGTAGCCATGGTTATACGCTCCTTTTGATTTTTTAATTACCGGTTAAACGACGGTCAGTTCCTTGTGCTCGGACGACACCACCAGCCGGATGACCTGGATGCCGTCCATTGGCAGCAGTTGCGTGATCGATTCAGCGTTATCCACGATCACCGGCATGGACACCCCGTAATGCTCTGCCAGGGTCCGGATGATGTCCAGCCCGGCATTGATCCGGGCGCCGTTGTTGAGGCCGGACGAATACGGGACGCCGTCCACGGTGACCTCGCAGCACGGCTCCATGCCGCCGTTGATCAGGTCCCTGAACAGCCTGAACCGGACAATCCGGAACCTGTTGTTGATGATCTCTTCGAGCATTGCCGCTTTCTTGCGCTCCAGCGCCTCCAGCAGGTCCTTCTCTTTCTGCAGTTCTCCGTGCTCCCTGGACAGGCGTTTCTCCTCGGCGGCCAGCCCGGCGATCCTGTCCTCGTTCTCTTTCATCAGCCTTGCCGTGGTGATCCGTTCCCTGGCCCTCGCCAGGATTCCCTCCAGCCGGTCTTTCTCCTTGCCAAGGGATTCGAGTTCCGTTGCGTTCTTGCCAGTCTGCGCCTCGGCGATGCGCCGCTTGATCGCGGCGACGCGCTCGGTTGCTTCCATGTGCCCGGGATATTCATTGACCGGCCTGTTCCGTATCTCTGTAACGGCCCGGTTCAGGCCGTCCCGTTTTATTTTCTTTTCTTCGATTTCAGCTTCGACTCTGGCAATCTGCTCGGCGAGCACTGCGGACTCATCCGCAATCCTCTTTGTCTCGGTCTTGATTGTCTCCTCAATCGCGTCGTGTTGCGCCTTCAGCTGCTTGCCGGCGGTCTGGATTTCCTCCAGCCGCGTGGCCCGGCGCTTGTTAAACTCCGCCTCGGCGTCTTCGGCCTCCGGGATCGCCTGTCCGCAGGTCGGACAGATGTTTTTCTCCGGGGCGTAGGTCCACGCATACACTTCGTAGTATTCCGCCTTGAGCCTTTCCATCTCGGCCCGGATCTGCTCCCTGTTGTCGGCTGGCCGCTCCTTGCATTTCAGTTCATAATCGGCCCTGGCCTTCCGGAGCTGGTCCGACAGGACAAACAGCTGGTCCGACAGCCGCCGCAGCGCGTCTTCCTTGTCCCTGACCGCCTCGGCGATAGCCTGCCGGTGTCTGTTCTCCAGATCCATGACAGCCGCCTCGGCCTCGGCCAGCTCCTTTTTGAGCTCGCCAACCTCGCCGCCGGTCCTGGCCAGCGCGATACGTTCCTGGATCGCGTCCAGCTCCGCCCTGGTCGCCTCGACAATGGCCTCCTGTTCGCGCAGGTCGATGGGCGTCACCCCCTCGAACCTCTTCGCCGCTTCATCGATCCGGACAGGGAGGGCCTGCAGGCGCTCGTTGATTTCCTTCATCGACGCCTTGACGATTTTCATCCGTTCTCCCGGAGTATGGTCGGCAAGGACGGCAGCCAACGGTGCCAGCTCGACGTGCGCGGCGATTACCTCCTGATCTTTGACACCTTCGCATATCTCAAGCAGGGCCTTCCTGCGGTCTGTCCAGTGCAGTTGCTCGGCGAAATAGGACGGCGATGTGAGCAGGCGGAATGTTTCCTCGGTCGCGATTTCCTTAATGCGTTCCTGGTATTCCTTTTCGCGGACCGGGACGCCGTTGACGAAATGATCGGTCGTGTGGCCGGTGCAGGTGCGCTCGGTGGAGCCGCGCTTCTTCGTCCAGACCTCTTTGTACGCCTTCTTGAGGGTGATATTTTTGAAATCACAATCGAACACCGCCTCGACCGCATGTTCCAGGCCGTGGACCGGCTCGCCGTCCGGCCCCAGGGTCTTGATCATGAACTGGGCGTTGCCCCGGCTGTCCTTGCCGAACAGCAGCCATGACACGGCGTCGGCGATGGTCGTTTTGCCGGTGGCGTTGTCGCCGTAGATGGAGATGTCTTCCCCGTTCGGCTCCAGCGTGAAGTGTTTGATCCCCTTGAAATTCGACAATGTGAGGCGCAGCAGTTTCATCCCTTCACCTCCTTGTCGTTCCTGGCCGCCGGCAGGTCCAGGACGGCCGACGCATGTTCAAAGTCAATCCGGCCGGCGTTCTCCCGGAGCTGCTCCATGGCCAGCTCCAGGCTGCGGTGCGCCCAGCCAGAGAACTTTTTGATTTCGTTCAGGTATATTTTTATTCCACTGACGTGTTGGCAGAACTGGTCCGTATGGTAGTTCTCCTTCCTCTGCATGTCCGCGATGACGCGGCACAGCTCCCGGTTGGTTTTTGTCGAGCTGATCAGCCGCTCGGACAGCAGCCTGATTACCTGCCCCTGACGTTCGATTATGGCCCGGTCGTCCATCGTCCGATCCGGTTGACAATCCTTGATAGCTGGCATAAAATCTCCTTATCGGTAAGTGTTGAGCTTGCTGTTCCTGTTGTGGGGCTGCCGGAGGGCGAATCCGGCAGCCTTTTTTACTGGACGCCTGCCGCCCTGGCGTCTTCCAGGCGCATCTGCATCTCGCTTTTTTCCATCCGCCTCGTCTCGATAATTTCCCCGGTGTCCGTGCGGACATAGCGGACCTCCTCCAGCTCATAGTCCCTGATCACTTCGCACTCGACATTGCGGTACTCGTAGCCGTCCCGGAGCTTCTGCGCCGCCACCCGGGCGGCCAGCGACGCGCTGTCGATCTTGTCCTTGAAGCTGGACATGGCTGCCTTCTTCTCCGCGTCCAGGTCCTCGATAAGCAGGGTCATCTTCGCCATTTCCTCGGCAATGTCCCTTTTCTCGCTTTCCGTGAAATAGCTCTTCACGGATTTCAGTACCGTCTCCATTCAGGTCACCTCCTAAAAAACTGCTCGTTGCGCCTTGTAGACCAGGCAAGCCGCATCCCTTGCATGCTCGCTGGTCCGTCCTTTCCACCCGGTGATCCGTTTGAACATCTCCGGGCTCCATTTTGTAGCTCCCCGCACTGGTTTGATCGCCCGGTACGGTATGTCGTATTGACGGCAGAACTCCTCCCAGATGGAGCAATCCCGCTTGATGCTTCCGGCCCCCTGGAGCTGTTCGCGCCCTGCCCTGCCGAACCATGTCCGCTGCCGTGCGTCCTCGAACCAAATCTCCAGCTTGATCCCGTCTTTGATCGCCAACTGGCAAAACCGCATGGCCTGAACAATGGAAATGGTCTGAATGGCCTGAAAACGCTGTTCCTCCGGCAGCCAGGCGGCCAGGCCGGTCTGTTTGCCGGGGTCAATGCCGATGATCATATGTTCTCCCGCTCGCTCAATATCATGTACGCCGCTGCCGCTTGGAGCGGGACTTGCCCGTTGCCGATACACTCAATCCGGTCCACCCGAGAGGCCACCCCATGAGCCACTCGACCCACGTCGGGTTCAACAGCCCACCAGGAGCCTCCACATCGTTCAGATCCGGAGAGTGCCACTGTCCTGACCTCTTGGCCCGCGCCCTTCTGTTCTCCGGCTTGTCCCCGTTCTTCCAATCCCTGGCCTTGGGCGTCGGCCACATCGGCCCCTCCTCCAGGTTGCAGTCGGTCAACTTGAGCCCCCGCCGCCCATCCGGCCTGTTCGCCCCTCTTCTGCCATCTGTTGCGTTCGGTGTCGGCCACAATGCCGTCCATGTCGCCAGATCGTGCCCCCCTGATTCTTCCCGGTCCATCCTCGCGTAATCCGGCCCGCTCGGTGATGATTTCGGCGTCGGCACGTCGCGCAAGACACCACCATCGAGCACGTAGGTGCGGGGCACCGACGGCCGACGCCGGTAGAACACACCACCGCGCATCGTACCCCAGGCGGGCAAGGTCCCCGAGAACGGTGTCGAGCCCCCGAGAAGTGATAGCTGGCGAGTTTTCCATGAACAGCTCTCGTGGTCGTAGGACGCCAGCAATGCGGACGACTTGGGACCAGAGGCCGCTGCGCTTTCCTTTAATGCCCGCGCCAGGACCGGCGACTGAAATATCCTGGCAAGGCCAGCCCGCATGGATGCAATCCACTCGCATGTCCCAGAGGGATGGATCGAACAGTCGGATGTCTCCCTCCCACACGAGCAGGTTGGGGAACCATCCTGCATCCGCTCGACAGCGGAGCACCCGGCAGGCGTAGCCGTTTTTTTCGACCGCGAGGATCGGTTCATGTCCAAGAATAAGGTCTGCAAGCAGTCCCCCTCCGGCTCCGGCAAACAGGTGCATTGTCCTCATTGATCAAGATTTGCCTCCCCCTGTGAGCGGGTCGGACTCGTCGAGAGCGGAGGTA